GACGCTCTTCCGATCTGGTCAAGAAGTTCAGTCCGCGCCAGTGCTTGCAAGAGTTTGGTGAGAAGGTGCTGACCGAAGAGGTGCGGAAGAAACTGGAGAATCCCCTGACGGCAGACGATGAGACCATCGAGATGCTTCAGTTCATTGGTCCGCGCAACGAGCGGGATCGGTTCAGTCGCGCCATCCAGAATGCTCCCATTGCATCCGTTTGGATTGAGAAGGCTAGCCAGACAATCTTCAAGGAGTCCGGCTTCTACGAGACTCCGTTTGCAATTCACCGCCACCTCAAGTGGGGACGTTGCCCATATGGACGCTCCCCCGGCATTGAGGCACTGTATGATGCGCGGCAGTTGAACTACATGCAGCAGCAACTCGATACGCTTGTCGAGAAGCAGGTCACTCCTCCTGTCATCGCGCCTGCTGAGTTTGAAGGCGTGATCGACCTGCGAGCAAGCGGTGTCACGTTCACTACGGACATGTCCAACCGTCCGCAGTATTTCGGCAATCCCGGCAACTACCTGGTGGGCGAGGACCGCACTGAGTTCCGCAAGCGTCAGATCAACAACTGCTTCCATGTCGAGCTTTTCCAAGCACTGGCATCCGTTCCTGTCGGAAAGCAGATGACCGCAGAGGAAGTGCGTCAACGCAGGTTCGACCGCATTCCGAACTTCTCGCCAACGTTTGCACGCAAGACGCGGGAACTCAGTGATCCGATCATGCGGCAGGTGTTCGCGACCTTGCTGCGCCTTGGAGCGTTCCCGCCAGCACCTCGACAACTAGTGCAACCGCTTCCCAATGGCGAAGTCTTCATCCCGCCACCGAACATCGTCTACAGTTCCAAGATGGCGCTCGCGTTGCAGTCGATCCACAACGACGCATTCGTTGATGCGCTCAGCCTCGCGAGCAACATCGCGCAAGCTCGACCGGACATCCTCGACAACCTCGATCTGGACGATGGGTTCCGAAACTACGCTCGCAATGCTGGCATCCTAGAATCCTCCCTTGTCCCTGAGAAATCGCGGGATCAGATGCGGATGCAAAGGGCGCAGGCACAAGCGCAAGCGGAGCAGGAGGCAGTAATGCTAGAAGAAAGCGAGGCAGTGGCGAAGCTCGCAGGCGCGGCTAAATGAGCATCGATGATATCATTTTTGGTCGCCATCCCGGTGAGGCAGACGATGCCTATGCCGCTAGGGTCGATGAGATTCAGCGAGCATTTCGCAACGTCCTCGCTAGCTTAGATGGACACAAGCTCGTTGCCTTTCTCACGCAGGCAGTAAACCCGATCAAGCCTCGCTTCGGCGCAGGAGTTTCCGCTGAGATGGCAGCATTCCGCGATGGGCAGGCGGATGTCATCGCAACCCTTTTAACCCGTGGCACAAACCTCGGGATGTCCAAACCAGACAACTACCACAACCAATGACAACTGAAGAAAAACGATTGGAACTTGAAGCGGCAGGCATCAAGGTCCGAACCAATGCCTCGCCTGCCAGAGTCGATGACCTTTACGCCGAATACCAGGCGATGGTCGAGGAGCATGGCCCGATTGTTGACCAAGACATCGAGCCTGTCGAGGACATCGAGCCAGTGAAGGTGACGGTTACCAGTTCCAACGACGATGAGTTTGCTGAGTTTAAGCGGTTCATGCAGGCACACATGGATGTCATGTCCGGTGACAAGACTCCCATCGTTGTCGAGTGGGCGCGAGCAAACCTCACCGAAGAGCAGTTCAATTCTCACTACAAAGGGAGGGTCCGCAAATGAGCGAAGAAGCAATCATCTCCGCGCCAGCATCCGCTGAACCTTCGGCAACGCCTAGCGCAATGCCTGTCGATAACTCGCCCTCGACGGCAGCATCGACCGCATGGTATGGTCAGCTACCGGAATCCCTCGCAGGCGATCAGAAGTTCTTCGATCAGTTCAAGGATCAGGAGTCCTTCATGAAATCCGCCAAGGAAACGAAGTCCGCACTTTCCAAAAAAATGGAGGGCTACGTCAGGCTTCCCGGTGAGAACGCGAGCGACGACGACATCGCGGCATATCACCAGGCTATCGGAGTGCCGGAAGATCCGTCTGGCTACGAAATCACGGCAGAGGATGCGATCAACCTTCCCGGTTTCGATCCCGAAGCACTGGGACCGATCAAGGAAGCCGCGCACTCCCTCGGCCTTTCAGCGCAGCAGTTTGATGGTTTAGTCGCCGCTCAGGCTCGCATCGAGGCAGCGCAGATTGCTGAGATGACGCAGGCAGAGCAGACACTGGTCAACCAATGGGGCGACGACTTTGAGTATAAGGTCAACGACATACAACAACGCATTGGCGAAGTCCTCGATCTCGATCAGATGCTGATGCCTCGGGCGGATGTCCTCCGCGCATTAGACTTCCTCGCAGCAGATTTCCGGCAGGATTCGACCGCAGCAGGACGCACCTCGCCAGCAGTGTCCAGCATCGAGGAGCAAATCAGTTCCATCATGCAGAGTCCCGGCTATCGGAACGGGAGTGATAAAGCCTCCCGCGAACGATTGCATGGTCTATACCGCGAACAAGCAGCAAGAGAAGCAGCAACGCGCAGATAATTTTCCACCGCAAGGAGTCGCTACCTAGCAATGGAGTCCCTACCCTCGTTTGTCGTTTTTCGAGGGTAGGGATTTTTTTTACTTGCGCTCCGAAAGGTTGACGCAAAGCAATGTAGATAGTTCTTCAAATGGCCCCATGAAATGGGACTACCGGGAGAAGGCACGCAACTACGAATGGCCCCACTAGGGATTACCGGACGGCAGTAGCAACCCTAAATCTCACAACCCATTTCAATATCATGGCACTTTCAATTGCTCACGGCATCCCCGAAGAATTCCGGCGCGAATTCACGAACAACCTCGAACATGAGGTCCAACAGCTTCTTTCTAAATTCTCCAGCCGCATCAAGGTTGAAGGCTTTGAAGGCAAGGAGAACATCTACAACTCGCTTGAGCCTCGCACGTTCAAAAGCCGTAATGGACGACTTCAACAGTCTGCTCCTACGGAAGCCGAACTCCACGCTCGTAAACTGACCAAGGTCGCGTTCTACGACCAAGCGATTTTCGACAAGTGGGACAAGGAATTCCTTGGCAAGCTTGCTCTCCCTGACTCGGAAACGATCCAGGCGATGAAGGCTGCTTACGCTCGCCTCATCGATACCGAAGTGTGCAAAGCCGCTGATGCCACCGTCTACGGAGGTCAGGAGCCGTATGTCACCGCTATCGATCTGCCGGATTCTCAGAAGGTCAATGTTCAACTTGGTGCTAGCTCCGCAGTCAACATTGGACTCACGCCTGACAAGTTGGTCAAGGCTATGCAGATCTTCAAGGAGAACGACATCTACCCCGAAGAGGAAGAACTGATCCTTGCCATCAACCCGAAGGCAGAGCAGGACTTGTATACCTACGTCAAGAACGCAACCAATGATGTCTGGGCAACCATGATCTCGCGATGGATCGAATCCGGCGGAACCACCAAGCTCTTTGGTTTCACCGTCATCTGCACCAACCGGATCGTGAACACTGCCTCGACCGACATCGACAGTTGCTTCGCCTACTCGGCCAAGCGCGGACTCTACATGGCTCCTGAGAAGTTGGAGATCCATATGGATGTCCTCCCCACTCAGCAGCACGCACTCCAGATCTCGGCCTACGCGACCCTCGGGTTCATGAGACGTTTCGAGAAGGGTGTCGTTATGATCCCCTGCGACCGTAGCCCTGCCTGATAAACCTCACCACTGAAAGGAAACCAATCTTATGGCATCTATCAATACCGCAGAACGAACCGCACAGCTTGAAACGCTTTACAAGCGTGACGTTGCACCGTCCTATCAACCTCTCCAGGCTCCGATGAGAATCGCGAGCTATGGAACGATCACTCTTACCGCGAACTCCATTACCGCTGGCGACACTATCGTCCTCGGCAACCTTGGCTGTGGTGGACGAATTGTTCCAGAGCATTGCCGCATCGTCGGAACTGGCGGGAGCGTCCAAGGAACCTTCAAAGTTCAGAAAGTTAATGCCGCCGGAACTGCCACTGATGTCACTGGTCTCGCTACGCTTGCCACTGATGAGACGGCAGTTGCGTTCCTCAAAAGGAGCGGGGCGCGAACGCTTGCTGATTTTGATGCAACTGATTACCTTCAGTTGACAATCGGCACTGCAACCGCACTTGCTGCGACCGACACGATTGAGCTTTATCTGGCCTACGCCTCGGACGAAGCCTCCTAATCCTCACGCCCCACTCATCCTTCTGGGTGGGTGGGGCTTTTCTTTTAAATAGCGGGATGGTCTAGAGGTATGACGGGAGGCTCATATTCTCCAAACACGGGTTCGATTCCTGTTCCCGCAATTGACTGCGAACATGGCTGACGTTGACATCGCGAACCTGGCCCTCTCCCACATGGGAGCGCAACGGATCGCGTCATTGTCGGATACCAGCAAAAACGCAATCGCTTGTCGCCTGCATTACGACACGGTTCGCGACTCGCTTCTGCGGACCAGGCTTTGGAAGTTCGCAACCACCCCGGTCGCACTGTCAAAGCTCGCAGACGCTCCCCTATTCGGATGGAGCAACGCCTTCTTGCTCCCGCACGATTTCCTGCGGATCTCTACGTTTAACGGTTTCGAGGTGGATCTCCGCGCTACGGAGTTCCGCATCGAGGGTCTGACGCTGCTCACTGACGCAGATGCCGCGAACATCTCCTACGTTCAGCGAGGCGTCTCGGCGGATCGGTTCGACGCTAACTTTATCGAGGTGCTTTCCTACCGTCTGGCATCAGCAATCGCGATGGAGATCACGCAGTCGCAGGAGGTGCGCAACATGATGGAAGGCATGGCGGCAGAGAAGCAGAAGAAAGCAGGACACGTCAACGCGGCACAGGGTCGATCAACGGTGATCTCGGGACCATCTGACGCAGCATACGGGAGGCATTACTAATGGCTACTCCTACCGACATTTGCAACATGGCGATCTCCCGGTTGGGGCAACCGAAGATCAACGACATTGCGGAAAACTCGGCGGCAGCAATTGCATGTCGAGACCATTTTGAACCGGTTCGCGATGCGCTCCTGCGAGGGCATCCTTGGAACTTCGCAACCACTCGGGCCGATCTTGCGGTAGGCGAGACCCCCGCTTACGGATGGAGTCGCTCTTTTACCCTGCCGGATGACTTCCTGCGGCTGAACACGGTCAACGGAGTCGAGGCATCGAGGTGCGAGGCAGACTACTCTCTGACCTTCCGCACGATCTACAGCAACGCGTACACGCTCCAAGTGACCTACGTCAAACGAGTCGAGGACACTACCCTGTTCGACCCTCTGTTCATCGAGGCATTCGTCCTCAAGCTTGCGGCAGCAATCGCTCCTAGCATCGCAGACCCTACCGAAAAGGGCGCGATGGAAGGACTCGCGGCTAGCAGACTGAGGGATGCCGCCTTTGCAGACGCCAGTGAAAACCGCTCGATAATCTCGACAACGTCGATGGGCGCGGCATCCCGCTACTATCGACCGCAGGCAGTGGCATTCGACGCATGGGGACCGTCCGTGGGAATCAAGGGCGGTGATGGATGGACTCCGCTAATTAGCCTCGTCAACGACGCAGGGCGCGAGGTGGTCTACGTCTACGACTGGACGGGCGGCGACGGCATCGCTCCCAAGCCTGGAATTGGCTACGTTGGAAGATACGGCATTGTTTCCAATATCGCGGACGCAGTAAGCATTCGCGGGGCAACCGGAGCAGCTGGAGCTACTGGACCGCAAGGCCCACCTGGAGCGTCAGGATCGATCCTCGACACTAATACCGTCACAAGCGGATTGTCGGGCATCCTCAAATCCTCTGGCGACACGCTTGATTCAGCGACTGCCGGGACCGATTACATTGCCCCAA